ATTTTCGACGACATTCAACCTCCCTCCTTGGACGCAGGGGGGGGGACTCAGTCCATTGCCCGCCGATGATTTGATTCGGCGTTACGGGGACTGGACGGCGGCTGGGCAGCCAGACGCCATCATCGCCGCGGCTAACTATCCAGGCGGTGGGGGAGGGCTTGGGTTTCGCCACCAGAGGGGAACGGGGGTCAACTCCTGCGGCGGAGGGTTGCTGATCGGCATGCCATCTCCCCTAACGGAGATGTGGGTTCGGCAGTACATGCGGAACGCGCTCTCCTACGTCGGCGGCCATCCTGCCTACACCAAGGATCATTATTGGAACGTCGGCGGCGCGTTCTTAATCTTCGGCTACCAGGGCGGGGCGTGGGGGCTGCACACATCGAATGGATCGGTCAACATTCCTTCGTCGATCAAATACGAGGCGACAGACGATGGACAATGGCACTGCTACGAGTATCACGCGAAGCAGGCCGGGTCCGGCGGGTTTGTCGAGATGTGGATCGACGGGGTGCTATGTCTTCAGCGGACCATAAACCTTGGCAGTACTCCGTGGGAGTATCTGGCGTTGGGGGAAAACCAGAGAGACGTGTCGGTCGCCGGATACACGGATTACGATGACTTCGCGGTGAGTGTCACTGGCCGCATTGGGGTTCTTTGATGTTCGATAGCGAGAGGGCCTAAGGGTGGGCTGGACTCTTGTTTCCAGCGTCACTATTGCCTCGCCCAACGGGGGCAGCACCACTACTGCTGCCATCGATACGACCGGGGCAGACCTGCTGGTCGTCGTGTGTCCGCATTATCAATCAGGCGTCGAACCCACGATCACGGACTCCAAGGGTAATACTTGGACGAACCGCACGTCAGCACCCGCGTCCAGTTCGATGCGATGCAGGATTTCGTACACCATTCCTAGCTCCGTCGGGACTGGTCACACGTTCACGGCGACCCACGGAGCGAGCTATCAGGACATGTTCGTGTACGCCTTCAGTTCGGGCGGCGGTACCCCCGCGTTTGGCAGTGACGCTAACACGAGCGGCGCATCGGTGTCGTCTCTCGCCGCGTCCAGCATCACGCCGTCTGAGGATGGGGCGTTACTGATAACCGGGTTTGCGTTCGGCACTGCTGCAATGACCAGCAGCATTGATACCGGCTATACGGCGGCGACAGAGTTCGACTATACAAGCGGACAGCACGTCGGCGGAAACGCGGCGTATTTTGTGCAGGGCACTGCCGCTGCCATATCGCCGACATGGACCTTCGGTGCGACCGGAAGCATGTCGCTTTGCCATGCCTGCTTTGTTGGGGCTGGCGGTGGAACTAGCAACTTCAACGCCACGGGCGACCTAGATGCACAGTCCGCTACGATTTCGGGGGCCGCGTTGCACGGACGGGTATCGACCGGAGCACTAGCCGCGCAATCGGCAGCCATTGCTGGAAGCGCCGTTGTCGGCAGGACGGCTACGGGTGCGCTAGCGGCGCAGTCGGCGGCGATATCTGGTGCCGCTACCGTCAATCGTGTAGCAACCGGAGACTTGCAGGCGCAGGCCGCTGCGATTTCTGGCGCAGCAGTCGTAGGCCGCACAGCTACGGGGGCGCTGCAGGCACAAGATTCCGCTATCGACGGCTCGGCTACGGTCCAGGTAGCGACGTTCAACGCAACCGGCGATCTGCAGGCAGGCGTGGCGACAATCTCCGGCGCTGCCACGGTCAATCGCGTGGCAACTGGCGCGCTGCAGGCGCAAAACGCGACGATCAGCGGAGAGGCGAGTACCACGGCGATACCGGCAGCCGAAGAGCAGCAAGCCTCTAACTGGCAATCTGCCTACAAGCACAAGAAACGCCTGAGCAAAGAGGAGCTGGACGAACTGATCCGCCTGCAGCGCATCCAGTTGGGCATCCTGCCGCCGAATCTGCCGGGGCAGGCAATTGCTGAGCCCGATGATATTGCCGAGGAAGTCACCGCCGCCGTGCAGGACGTGGTGAAGATGGCGGAGATAAAAATCGACCGCAAGCGCATCTACAAGGCTGCGTATCTGGAAGCCGAGTATGCGATTGAGGAATACAAGGCACTGACGACGGCGCGCAGGCGCAGGCGTACCGCAGCGATGCTGCTGCTGCATTGATTGACAAGGAGCTAAAACATGAGCAACGGAAATCAGCGTACAGATGTAGCGATGGGCGGTTATGTGAAGCAATCGCCGCTCGATTATCAGGCGGTAGCTGTCTCGCAGACCGATAAGGTGCTGGGGACAACGGGCGCGGTTGGCGATCTGCTGCAAAGGCTGGTAATCACGGTAGCGACGGCTGCGACCGGCACGGTATCCATTCAGGACGGAGCGGATACCGCTACATTGATTCTGCCCAACTCGCCCGGCGGTGGTGTCGGCGTGTACATGGTGGAACTGGGCATCGCCAGCCGTACCGGGGCGTGGAGCGTTACGACTGGCGCTGGGGCTACGGTGGTCGCTGTAGGGCTGTTTACCTAGGAAATAGTGTGGTCACAGTCGCCAATCCCTACCGCGATCAGCGCACGCAGTACGACCCCGGAATGGGGATGGACGAGTTGTGCGATGCGCTGAATCTTGGGTTGTATATCGGCGTTAATGCCGGGAGCGGCGCTGCGCCGACGATCAGCTCGGCGATTGTCTCCTTTCTGCAGTCCGGTAGTGGGGCGATAGCGAGGACGATGCAGGGTAAGGCTAGGGAGTCTGTCAGCGTTAAGGACTTCGGCGCAGTAGGGGATGGGACCGCTGACGACACAGCGGCGATACAAGCGTGTTTCGATGCTTGTTCCTCTGGTACTAGTGGGACTGGCTTGGACGGGTCTGCTTTCCCTCCAACGGTACTAATTCCAAGCGGCGATTACAAGATTGCTAGCACTATAACTGTTCCAAACGCTATTAGAGTCGTGGGGGACGGGCGTTGGAACTCACGTTTGACTGCGGCATCCGGGTTTGCCGGGGTAATGATGCAGGACAAAGGGAATGCTGCGAAGGTTCAGCTAGAGAACTTCCAGCTTAACGCCAACGACGAAGCCGGGGTTACAAACATCTTAGACCTCGGGAACGGGGCTACGTCTGTGTGGGGAACCGGCGGCTACGCGAAGGGGTTGCTGTTGCGTGGGGGCACTACGTCGGTGAACACGGGAACGGTCGGCCTCTACCACCAGAGCAATGTCATCTCTATCCTCGATGTTCACACGATGTACTGCGACACGGGTATTGAGGAAGTGGCGGGGTCGAACGTCTGCTACTACGACGACATCTCGGTATTGGGGTCTGCTACCTATGGGCTGAAAACCGTAGGCGAGTCTGCTATTGGGCGTATCGAGATCGAAGCCCCAACCGCAGCTTGCGTTGGGTTGTATGTGAACCGACAGGTCAGCGTTGGACACATGACGTACTCGCAGGCGACCGGCGTAACAAATCCGTTTGCCATCGAAATAGTGTCTGGCGCGGTGTCCTTCGAGATGGGGCAGTTCGTCCATGCCGTCAAGAGCGGAGCGGTACTTACCAACGTCATTAGCGACGCACGATCTGGCTATCCGGCGAATTGGGGGGCGAGAAGCGGAAGTCCGAAGATCACAACGGGGATCATGGACGAGCTTCACATCGGCGGCACCAATGCCTTTCGTATCGCCGGGATGCAGTTTACTAACGTCCAACTCCAACTTACGAATACGGCGGGAACGCTACAACACAGAATCGGCAGCGTCGGAGATCCCACGGTTGCCGGGCCGTTCGCTGCATCCATCAATGGCGCGGTGGCTACCCTTACCAATACTCCTACCGGAGCAGACGGAAGCACTGCCTTTGCGGCCGGCGGCAAGGTTCTTTCGGTGGCAACTAATGTGTTTGCGCTCGATACGCTGGACCACGCCACCCAGCAGAATGTACCGATCCTCGGCTGTTGGGTAGGAAGATCAACGACTGGTGATTCAATCCAAATTTACCCAAGGGTCATTAGCAGGGATGTGAACGGGGTCACTAGGGAGCGCCTGGAACTGGCCCTGTACGACGCGGCGACTGGCAATGCTTTGGCGATCAACACAACGACCATCGGGGCGTCAGAGTCAATCTTCATCTTCGTATCCTGTTTCCTGTTGGTGACGAGCGGCTAATGGCCCCAATGAACAACACAGCGACAGTATTGTACCCATGACCCCCGATCCAGGCGATAACGCTCACATCCTCGCGCTGCGCGACCAAATCACGCGCAACTGCGAGGCGGTGCAGTCCCTGCGCGGCGAAGTGCGGGAGATGACCGCATCGGACACACGCGAGCACGCCAACATCAACGAATCGCTGGCCGAGCACCACGAGCAGTTGAGCAACATACGCACCGCTATCCAAACTAGCGGCTGGTGGATCGCGTCCTTGGTGTTTGTCAGCGGGGTTCTGGTGAGCGGGTTTGCGTACCTTACGTTCCAGCGCGATGATGAGCTTGCAAAGCATAACAGCATTCAGTATGAGCGCATCGAGCACAACGCGCGTCAGGCAGACAGGCTCGAAGCACGAAGCGCGGGGAATGAGGCCAAAGTAGAACGAAACGCGAAGGACATCCATCAGCTTGATGGCCGCGTCAGATCACTGGAGCAGAAACGATGACTGGAAATACGCTGACGCACGAGTTCCTGTTCCTGCTGGTGTTCTTCCTGCTGTATTTCGTCGTTCCCGCGATGCTCGTTTCATCTTCGTATCCTGTTTCCTGTTGGTGACGAGCGGCTAATGGCCCCAATGAACAACTGCGAAGCTAGGCTGCACGAAGAACCACTTAACCAAGGAGAAGCACATGGCTAGCACCGAAGCCGCACCTGCGGCAACTACGATTGAACCGAAACCGGCAGCGCCAGCACCAGACGCTACCGCATCAACCGCATCAACCGCATCAACCTCGACGGTCACGCCAGCGGAGCCCGCAGCGCCCGCTGCTGCGCCTGAAGGCGATGCGCCTGCGGAGCCTACCGCACCTTCCAAGACCTACACGCAGGAGGACTTGGACCGCATCACGGCGAAGGTGAAAAAGAACGCCGCGTATCGAGCGCGCAAAGAGGCAGAGGCGTACTACAAGGGCCTGCAGCAGGGCACGCAGTTTCTGCGCCCCGGAGGCCCGCAGGAAGCCGCAGCGCCAGAGACGCCCAAGGAACCGCAGCGCGACCAGTTCGATTCCTACGAAGCGTATCTCGAAGCCCGAGCCGACTACCGCGCTGACCGTCGCGTCGAAGCGGCGGAAGCCAAACGGCGTGAAACCGAGACGCAGCGCAGCGCCAAGACCGAGCAGGAAAAGGCGCAGGAGCGCTTCATGGCCGAGGTTGCAAAGCTCGCCAAGGAAATCCCGGACATCCAAGACATCCTCGAAACCTCGGATGCGCCCTTGACAAATGCCATGCGCGATGCTATCCATGCGTCCGACGAACCGGCCAGGATCGCCGTCCATCTGGCGCAGAATCCTGAAGACGCCCAGCGTATCGCCGCGCTCTCAAGCGCAAAACAAGCGGTGGAGATTGGCAAGCTCGACGCCCGATTCGCCAGCAAGACGAACGGCGGCGGCACCGCTACCACCACAGCACCAACCACAGTAGCCGCAGCAGCAGCTGCGCGCGCGCCTTCCAAGGCTCCAGCGCCCATCAATCCAGTCGGCGGTACGTTGGTACACGGTGACGATGAACCCGATGCCAAGAGCCAGCCAGACAAATGGATGGAATGGCGCAACCGCCAGCTACGGGCACGGATGAATGTGGGGAACAAGCAGTGATCCCCTCAACTCAATAAGGAACTTTCAGCATGACAGGCAATACGCTTCTCACCATTGACAAGGTGACGCTTGAGGCGCTGCGCGTGCTGCACGGGAACCTCGCCTTCATCAAGAACTGCAATCGCGACTACGACGCAGAATTTGCGAAGGACGGCGCGAAGATTGGCGATACCCTGCGCATTCGCAAGCCTCCGAAGTACACGGTCCGAACGGGCCGCGTCATGTCGGCACAGAACTCGACGGAAACGAACATCAGTCTCCCGGTGACGAACCAGAAGGGGGTCGATCTCGACTTCACTTCTGCGGAGTTCACCTTGGGGATCGACAACTTCTCGCGTCGTTTCCTGAAGCCGTCCATGACCGTCCTCGCGGCCAACATCGACTATGACGCACTGTCGATGACGCTCGACGTAGCAAACTCGGTCGGAACGCCCGGCACCACGCCATCGACCTATCAGGTCTGGGGCGATGCCAATGCGAAGCTCGATGACAATCTGGCTCCGCGCGACGGCGAACGCACCGCGATCCTCAATCCGGCGGCGATGACCCGCACGGTGGACGGCCTCAAAGGTCTGTTCCAGGCTGGGGATGCGATTGCCGACCAATACCGCAGCGGCGTGATGAGCCGCGCGATTGACCTAAAATGGGCAATCGACCAGAACGTGCGCAACCTGACCACGGGAACGCACTCTGGCACGGTGAGCGTGACGGGTACGGTAGCAACCGGCGCAACTACGATTGCGCTGGACTGGACCGGCGGTGTTGCGACGGACACCGTGAAGGAAGGCGAGGTTTTTACGATTGCGGCTGTCTTTGCCGTAAACGACGAGACCAAGCAATCGCTGACCAACCTCAAGCAGTTCGTAGTGACGGCGGATACGACCGGCGTAAGCTCGCAATGGCTGACGCTGCCGATTTCGCCGACGATCTACGGGCCGACTTCGGCTGGCCTGCAGAACGTGGATGCGCTACCAGCGAACAACGCTGCGGTGACGTTCTACGGCACTACGTCCGCGACGGTCTATCCGCAAAACCTGATCTTCCACCGGGATGCGTTCACTTTCGCTACCGCCGACCTGAAGCTGCCGCGTAACCAAGAAATGGCTGCGCGCAAAGTGCAGGACGGTATCTCGATGCGGATTTGGGAAGGTACGGACATTCGTAACGACGAATGGCCGGTGCGCTCGGACGTGCTGTATGGCTACGTTTCCACCTACCCGGAGCTTGCCTGCCGGGTGTGGGGCTAACCGGATAAACCAAGGAGAATATCATGGCATATCCAAACACGGCACCGACGTACAACTACCTCGACGGCCTCAATGAGGACGGCACCATTCTGGGACAGACGAGCGCGAAGCTCATCTCGTTCTGGGGCGCAACGCCGTCCGCGCGAGTGGCATTTTCGGCTGCATCGGTATCCGGGGCGACTTCAAGCTATACCTCGGCGACCGGAAACGAGATCGTGACGCTGCTCAATGAAATCCGAGCGGCGATGGTCTCGATGGGCCTGAAAGCGTAGCGAGCGTAACGCAAGGAGCGCGGCGAGTGGAAAACTGCCGTATCTCGGTCCTTATCCCCTCCAGGGGCCGGGTACGGCAACTCGCCGCGTGTTTGACCGCATTGCATATGTGCGAGTCAGGGGAACATGACGTTCGTTATCGCGTTGCCTGCGATGACGACGACCCTGATACCGGGGATTTCCTGCGAGTGGCGCGTATGGAACTGCCCATCGACGTTCGTTTTGGCCCGCGTCCTGACAACCTCGGGAGCGTGGCAAATGATCTTGCGGCGCATTGGCCTGCGGATGTCTATCAGGTGTTCGGCGATGATCTGCTGTGCATAACCTACGGATGGGACAAGAACCTTGCGGCTGCGGTTGAAAAGACGCCGCACGGTGTTTTCTGGATGAAAAGCGCGAGGAACGATGAAAGCCTCGTCCCTGCGGTCACGGAGAAGTGGCGGGCCGCTGCGGGAGGGATTTTCACCGAGCACTTCCCTTTCTGGTACGACGACCTTTGGCTGATCGAACTGTGGGTCATGGCGACCGATGCCGACCCGATCTATCTGGAAAACACGGTGCTCGACAAGCCTACGCACACGCACCGCATGCGCGACCTTGCATTCTGGTCGCGGTTCTTCATCCACATGCGGCAGACGAGGGTAGAGCATGGGCGTGAGATCGCGCGAAACCTCGGATTCCCTGCGCCCATCATCGGACAGGAATTTGCCAACCGAATGAACAAGTACGAGCCGCTGAGCGCGGAATTTGCGGCCAAGGTGGAACTGAGCAACAAGGCCGAGACTACGCCGCCGAGCGCAGCGTACCTGCGTATGAAGGCGCGAGCTGAAAACCTGATGAGGATCGCCGCATGAATATCGCCGTCATCATCCCGAGCCGTGGCAGGCCGCTATCTCTGAAAGCGGTTCTTGTCGCGCTGCATTCGCTGGCGAGCGGAGCCAATCCGATCAGCTACGTGGTGCTGGCTGATAACGATGACGCCGATACCGCGTGGTACATCGAGGACGTGCGCGAGATGCTGGAAGGCACGAAGGATGCGCCGACCGGCAATACGCTGACGATCATTCAGGACGAGAACCGGCTTATCAACGTGCGTGAAAACGAGGTCGCCGCAACGCTACGGGCGGATGCCTTCATGCCGTGGGCCGACGACCTTTTCCCGATGGCGCAGAACTGGGACACGATCATTCGATACGCCATCAAGCAGGCGAATGTTCCGGCTTTCTCGTGGCAGGAGGCGAACGACCCGACGAACCACACGGCCATCGTGATCAGCAAGGTCTGGTACGAGGCCACGGGGAGGTTGTTCCCAGACTACTTCCCGTTCTGGTTCGCAGATACGTGGATGAAAGAGGTCTTTCAATTCGCATTCGGTGCGCAAATGCCGATCATCGAGCAACTGGGATTCGGCGGGAAGCGGGGTGCGACCGGGAACATGCACGATCTGTCGTTCTGGTTCCGTGTGTTCGCCGAGACGCGGGACGAGCGCATCGAGGACGCGCGCAAGGTCTGCAAGGCGATGGACATTGCGATGCCGGATCATACCGAGGCCGAGGCGCTGTTCGAGCACGGCGACCAGATGCAATTGCGCGCTGTGCCGCGCTACGAAGAGGCGTTCGGCGCTGGTAGAAAGGTGCCTACGGAGTTCTACCGCGAGGCGAAGGCGCGCGCAGAGAAACTGTTTCCGAGACTGATGGAGGCTGCGTAGTGAGCGTATTCGTCGCCATCCCGACCTACGACGGGAAGATGCATTGGACTACCTCTCAGGGTTTGGTAGGTCTCGGTCACGCCTGCGCCAAGGCTGGCGTAAGCATCGCCATTGACGTAATCCCGCATGATGCGTTCATCGGCAAGGCGCGCGATACCCTTGCAAAGCGGTTCATGGACTCAGGCATGGAAAACCTGATGTTCGTGGACGCCGATATAGGCTTCAACCCGCAAGGAGTTGTTGACCTGTGCAAAGCGGTGCCTGACATCGTAATGGGCTTGTATCTCCTGAAGTCTGATAAACCGCGATATCCAGCACTGATGGCCAATCCAATGGTGCGTCATCCGTCGGATATGCGGCTCGTCAAGATTCTCTACGGGCCTACCGGATTCATGCGCATCAAGCGCCGCGTCATCGAGCGGGTGCAAAAGGAATGGCCGGAGGAATACTACCTGCACGGCGAGGTTGGGAAGATTCACCATCTTTTTCCGAGTGGTCTGTACGACCATCATTTTAGTGGTGAGGACATCAAATTTTGCGAGCGCGCCATCAGATGTGGTTTTGATCTATGGGCTATGCAGGGTATTCCTCTTAGACATTGGGGAGAGAAATCCTGGGATTCATGCTGGCAGATAGACGCCTCTGTTGTTCAGCCCGAAATGGGCGCTACGGACGGATATCAGTTAGAGAGAAAGGTGGCGTGATGCGTACTTGGCTCTACAGCAAGGAATTCCCGCTCGGCAAGATTTTCGATACCACGGGCGAGACTGCGCCCAAGCCGCCTGAGCGCGGCTGGGTCGAGGACAGGGGCTTACTGAACCTGACCACAGATCAGATCGTGGAAGCAGCCGTGCGCGCTGAACTGGCGCTGCAGGGGCCTGACCGCGATAAGCTCGATGACGAGCACCGCAAGAAATTCGGCGAGGACCCGCACGGGCTGGCGACGAATGCAGAGGTCGAAAACGTGATGTCCAATCGCACGCCGGATGGCAGAGGCAGGATCATGCCTCCCAAACGCGCTGAGTTCAAAAGGAATTTCTAAATGGCAACCGCTCTGTCTCTGATTACCCGCGCGATGCGCTTGGCGCAGGTAGCCACTAAGGGCGAGACCCTGGATGCCGATGAGGCGCAAGACGGCCTCACGGCGCTAAACGCCATGCTCGATAGCTGGCAACTCGCACGGCTATTCGTCTACCAAGTGCAGGAGGAAACCTTCACTTGGGCCGCGAACCAGCAGACGCAGACGGTTGGCGCTGCGGGGGATTTCGTCACCACGCTACCCACGCGCATCGCCGATGATTGCGCATTCACGGTCAACAACATCGACTATCCGGTGCAGCTTATCAACGTGGATCAATGGTCGAACATAGCAGACAAGAGCACGACCAATAGCTTCCCGTGGTTCCTGTACCCGGAGTACGGCTCTGCGCTTGTGACGCTGTACGCCTATCCGATCCCGAATGCGTCGATCACGTTCCTGCTGCGTTCGTGGAAGCGGCTACAGTCATTTTCGGCATTGACTACGGAGCTTGTGCTGCCGCCAGCCTCAGAGCGCGCGATCACGTATTCCTTGGCCGAGGAGTTCGGGCCTGAGTTCGGGGTAGACATCCCGGTGAAAGTGCAGCAGATCGCCGCGTCCGCTCGCCGCATCCTGAAGCGCGTCAATTCCGTAACGCCGGTCATGGCGAGCGAGGCAGGGTATCTGTCGCGTCGTAATACTTCATACGTCTACGCGGACCTTCCCTGATGCCGCAAACGGCGCAAGCATATCGCACCAGAGTCGTTCCCTTATTCGGGCTTGGCATACGCTCGACTGCGCCTGCTGTGACTGCTCAGCGCAGGCTCAATTGCTTCCACGAGTTGACCCCGGATGGCGACAAGGTGCGCGCGGCGATCTACGGCACGCCGGGACTGACGTTGTTCACAGATGCTCTGGGCGATACTGAAACGCGCGGCTGGATCGCTATAGGCGACTACGTGTATCTGGTACATCGCGGTTCGCTCTGGCGGCTTAATAATGCCATGACGCTGACGGCGCTTGGGACGCTGAACACGACTACTGGCTATGTGGACATGGCATACGACGGGACGCTGATCCTGATAGTAGATGGGACGAACGCCTACACCTACACGATCTCAAGCGACACGTTCGCACAGGTCTCTGACGGGGATTTTCCGAATGGCGCGAATACCTGCGATTGGATCGACGGGCAATTCATCGTGGACGACGGCAACGATAGCGACTCGTTCTACATCTCTGCGAACGGTACGGCATGGGATGCGCTGGACTTTGCAACCGCTGAATCCCAGCCTGACGGCATCCTTCGGGTATTCGCTGACCACGGGGAATTGCTGCTCTTTGGCGAGCAGACCATTGAGCCATGGGGCAACATCGGAACGTCAGACTTCCCATTCGCCCCGGTCAAGGGCGGCATCGCTGAGATGGGCCTGAAGGCACGCTGGAGCCTGTGCAAGTTCAATGACGGCCTCGCGTTTCTCGGGCAGAACATACAGGGACAGGCGCAGGTCTACTACCTGCGCGGCTATACGCCGGTGAAGATCAGCACGCCGCAATTCGATGCCGTGATCGCTGGCTATAACGGGCTTGAGTCCGCTACTGGATTCGCCTTCATGGATCGCGGCCATCCCATGTATCAGATCAATTTTCCGGGGCCTGGGAAGTCATGGCGCTTCGATGCTACGACCAATGACTGGTTTGAGGTCGCATACAGCGCAGCCGAGGGGCGGCACCGCGCCAATCTGCAGATCGACTATCTTGGGCGCACACTGGTAGCGGACTACGACAACGGCAACATCTACATCCTCGACCCGGACGTGTATACCGATGCTGGGGAAGTCATCGCGCGCGAGTTGCGCGGGCGGCATGTGTTCAATGCGAGCGACAGGCTTGTAGTGAACGAGCTGTATCTGGACTTCGAGACTGGCGTAGGGCTGATCGACGGTCAAGGCTCAGACCCGCAGATCATGCTGCAGATCAGCAAGGACAACGGGCATACGTTTGGGAACGAGTTGTGGACTACTATCGGCGCAATCGGTGCGTACCTGACGCGGGCGCATTGGCGGCGCTTGGGCGTGGCCTTCGACTACGTGTTCAAGGTGCGCATGACTGATCCTGTGAAGTTTGCGCTGACGTTCGCTGCGTTACGGGCTAGGAGCGTCAATTGAGCGCAATTGCCAAGATTCTGGAATCTCCAACGCTTTCGGACAAGGTGCTGGTTGCCGAGCGCATGATGCGTGAGATGCCGCAGGTGGAGTTGCGCACCACGCATTACTACGCAGACGGCATGTACGGGCGCGAGGTATTCCGGCCAGCCGGGACGGTGATCGTCGGCAAGGTGCATAAAAAGGAGCACTTCTACATCGTCCTGCGCGGCTGCGTGCGCGTTGTCATGGACGATGACGTGAAAGAATACCGTGCGCCCGCCGTGATCGTGTCCAAGCCCGGCACCAAGCGCGCCGTGTACGCGCTGGAGGATTCCATCTGCATGACCGTGCATAGGTCGAAGAAACGCAATCTAGACAAACTGGAGGACGAGTTGGTCGAGGAGGACAAACTTGCATTGTTCGACGCCGGGAATAACATCAAGCCGTTGCGCTTGAAGGAGATGTAGCCATGTCGTGGGCAGCAGTCGCTGTAGCTGGTGGTGCCCTTCTGGGTGGCATGATGGGTTCCAGCGCGTCCAAGAAAGCCGCTAGGGAACAAACCGCAGCCTCGCGCGCGGCCATCGCCGAGCAGGCACGCCAATTCGACACCACGCGCGCCGACCTCGCGCCGTGGATGGATGCAGGACAGGCCGGGCTTGGTCGCATGCGCGATCTGCTTGGGCTTGGAACCTCTACGCTCACGCCCGAGCAGATCATGGAGCAGTCGCCGGGCTACCAATTCAGGCTCGGCCAAGGCGAGCAGGCGATTGACCGGGCGGCAGGCGCTCAAGGCTT